TATATCGGGTTTTTGACCAGCAGCAGGGGCCTGACCAGCTTGTTCTTGTGGAGGTTGCTGCGAGGCAGGAGCGGGGGCCGCGCCTGCTGCTGGAAGTTCTGGGCCACCCATTGGTGGCGTTGCCATTTCTGGCTGTGGTTCAGGTGTAAATACCTTCTCCACGATTGATTCTAGTGCTAATCCTTTTTGGCGACCTTTGATAACCTCTGCGATACGAGAGACAATCTGAGAAGGGTCTTGCCCCTGCGCCGCAAGAGCCGGTATCGCTTGTGCGTACTGGGCAACAGAAACGCGAAGAGCATCGCGCATCTCTTCAATATCAACACGCTGTTCCTCCTGTGTGACGTTAAGGTCCATTGGAATCTCACGACGTACATAGTCGCGTGAAACCAACTTGTCTGAACGCATCTGAAGAAGTGCAATGATTGCACGTGATGGGTCCATACCGGACATAATTCCGTAGCGTACTTCTACTCCGTACTCGCCACGAATGTCACGAGAAGGTGTGTACTTCAAGACATACGGTGTTCCATCTTCAGAACCCTTAATAGTCTTCTGTACGTTTGAGAATAACTTTTCGTCTACTTCAAAGCATAGCCCAATAAGATCGCCAAACATTCTGGCGAATTGCGCTTGTGCGGATTTAATCTGAGTATCAAAGCCAGCCTGCAGTTCCTGTACTCCACGACCAGTAATAACACTCGCGTTGAGGTTTCCGGATCGTGATTCAGGGTAACGAGCGCCAAGCCGTAGTTCACGTTCTAGTACTCCCGACTCTGTAAATACTCCTGGTGGAAGTTCTAGTCCAACACGACGAATGTTCTGTGGCTGAGATGAACGCATAATGGAGTCTGGACCAAGAGCAAGTTCCTGCACATCCTGTGGGATAGCAATAGGTGCTTGGATAGACTTTTCAGCTGCCTGAATCTGTAGGATTGCAAAGCGAGCACGTGCGAGCTGTACTGCTAGTACATCATCAAACTGACCGCGTGCTTGACCATCAAGAGATGGGCGCATAGCAACGTGTACAAGACACTTGCCAACTGGGTTTGGTGTACGTACAAGAGTTAGGTTTTGACGTTCAGGTAGGAAGATAAGGTCTTGCTCAGCGTCGTGGTAACGGACCATAGTGATGTATGGGTTACCAGGCTGATAGTTATTTTTCTTGTAAATCTGTTCTGCAAACTCTGGGTACTGGGATGCAAGAGTTTCTGTGTCAGTATTGAGAACCTGAGTCAAAGAGACTACGCGGCCAAAGCGGTCCATCTCTGGGTAGCAACCCCAAGGGTTGAGCAGGCGCATACGTGGATTGTTAGAGTCGTAGTCCATCTCGACCATACCAATCATCATTCCGTATGTGTTGTACCAGTCGGCACCTTCATACATCTGAAGCTGTAACTCTGATACGCCGACATAGAAGTTAGCAATACGAGTTCTAGTATCAGCAGCGCGACGGGCTGTATCGGAAACCATATTGGACGCAGAGCAGTTAAATGATGGAAGTGGAGCCATTGCTTCTGCTAAGTCACGGGCAGCAACGTCAATAAAGTTTGCTACGAGTGGCTTAGGGTAATCCTCTGAGAACATCGAAGGGTAGACCTTTGATAGATCTCCTTGACGCACCGAAAGGACGTCACGCATACGCTGGTCGCGGGCTGCAAACTTGGTCTGCAAGCGACCTAACTTCGCGTTAACTTCTTTTGGTGTTAGCACTGGGGTTCCTTACTTACTTTTTAGTTGAAGACTTTGTTGTTCCTGAATTGATTTTTACAACCTTAGCTGGCTTCATATTCTTTACTGAAGACTCTTCCATCTTTGCTCTTTTACCAGTTGCAATATCTTGTGTTCTTTTGTTGCTAAACTCATTCATTCTTTTGGCTTCAGAAGGATTACCTCTGCGTACCTTTACACTATTCTCAGCAATAGTTTTAGGTTGTACTTTTTCTACAACATAACGAACTGCTTTTTTAGTGTTGGCAACTTCTTTTGCTGATTTCTTTTTTGCAACAGCAGACATTGCTTTACCTGCTACTTTGCTTGCAACTTTAGCAACCTTTGCAGCAGGGCGTGTATATGTACCGCCTGCAATTCCTGGGCTGCCCTTACCGCCTGATACGTTCTTCATTGCCATATTAGTTTGCCTTTTTCTTGTAAAGTCCTGGATACTTTTTATCTAAAGCCTTTGCTTGGTCCTTAGCAGCTTTCTTCATTCCCTTTTTAGAAAGTTCAACTGCAATCTGCTTTTCAGCCTTAGTAATTTTTGGTTTTGCTGACTTTGGAATAGTAGATCCTGCTGGTCGGCTTTTAACAACTTTAGAATTTGCAGCAATTTTAGCTTTGGTAGCAGCGCGAGCTGTCTCCCACTTTGTCTTAATCTTTTTGTACTGAGCATCTTTTTCGGCTCGTGTCAGTTCACGTAATGGTTTACCTGTAGCATCTACTACATCTGTACGAGGCTTGCGAACTGCCTTGGTAGCCTGAATGTCAATGTCATCAGGTCCTGTTCCGTATGTTGGCTTGCGTGTTGCCATTAGTTTTTACCTGGTTTTCTGTTCTTAGACTTTGACTTGTTATACTCATCCATTACGTATGCACCAGTTACAGCGCCTTTGGCGTAAGTACCGGCTTTCTTTGTAGTCTCTCTAGCAACTCTGCCCTTTGTTACAGTAGTTTGTTGCAAAGGAGTTTGTCCCTTTGTCTGTTTTACTACTGTTACCTTAGTTCCTTTTACAGGAGACTTGACGCCTTCCTTGAATTTCTTAGGAGCTTGCTGAGTAATGTTTGCTTTGCTGCCTTGAGTAAATTTGCGAGTTACGGTCTTGCCTTCAGTAGCAACCATTTTTCCAGCTGTTGTTTTAGATACAAATTTTCCAACAGTGCTTGCTGCCTTACCGGTAGGGATTAAATTGGCGACAGTTACTAAACCTGCTTTTGCGCCTTTTCCTATAAGTTTTATATCTTCCTTAAGGCCTTCTTTTAATGAAGGTTTGGCTTTCTTCTTAGCCATAGTTATCTCCTTAGACAAACAGTTTGTTTTGGTTAGCAAGCATCTCGTCTATATTGACGACTACTCGTTTGCGCTTTTCAGCGCTAGTTAAAAATGGATTCTTCAAGTGGTGTGTGGCGTACTGGCCGTAGTTGAGCATCTCACGTGCTCTAATCTCACAGAACCAGAGTGCCATTACCATATCGGTCTTACCCTTAGTAGTTGGTGTCCAAGTAATCAACTGCTCGATAAGAGCCTTGACATTCTCAGTCTGGTCACTAGGTAGATGTATTAAGTTATCTCGGTGGTGCTTACCATCGTGTTGCTTGCTACCGAATAAGGTAGCCATAGATGCAACACCGAAGCCTGAGTCCCACTTATTAGAACCGGTATGGTGTTCTTTGAGTAGAACGCCACGAGATGCCAAGAATTGCTTGATGCCTTCGTCTTGAGTTAAGAAAGCCTGAAAAGCGTTCTTCTCAATAATCCACTCACTAGGTGAATAGAGGCTAGTCCAGTTAAGGATAATGTCACGAATCTGCTGAGGTGAGGGGCGAGTCACTTTCATAGCATCTACGATGTAGCGTTTGTTGCTACCGCGATCTACGGCGTAACAGATAGCTGCGGTGTCACCGACAATGGCCGGGTCCATACCACAGATAATAGTAAAACCACTTAAATCTTTTGGATGGCCCGGATGTCCTGGCTCAAGTCTGCCGGACTTACGCATTCCATCAATCGAGCCACGTACACATACTGGGTCAAAGGCTGCGTTTTCAGATACATCCTGTTGCTGGTAGACCAGCGCCCAAGTACTCGCATCCATTGCTTGGCGTTCATTGTAAAGGTTACGACCAGACCAACGAGGATATAGACCGTCTTCGTTCTTATCTGTCTCTTCTTGTCCGTCAAATGGAGCATCTGAGGCAGGCCATAAGGTAACCCACTTGTCGGGGTCCTCATCTATCTCAAGAAGGGCTGGCATAGCCAAGTACTTCCAAGGGACTAGCCCACCTGGGTACCGGTCCTCGGAGCGAAGCTCGCGGTACAAGTCAACGGATGCAACTCTAGTACCAATAACAATCAACTTACCGGTTGGGTTAAGACGGGACCGGACGTCCTGGGTTAACCAGCGTATCTGCTTCTCAAACTCATTAGCGTTCTTGAGGGTGACCGCGTCATCGACAATAATCATATCGGCACGCTTACCGTAAATCTGACCGCCGATACCGACGGCCTCGATGTTCGGATCCTTTTCAGAAGACTCACGGAGTTCATCACCGAAGGTGACGCGGGTTGCTTGCCAAGAAGCGGTTTTGGAATTAAACCCTACGCCAGCAGCATAAGCGCTCTGCAAGTCTGCATACATAGGATGCGTCAGTCGCTGCTTGATGGCGTAGAGAAAGTCGGCAGCTAACTGCTGCGTTTGGGATACAATCAAAACTCGGAAGTTTGGGTTCTGGGCTACCTTCCAGGTTACGTAGTCTACGGTGACCGTAATGGACTTTGCGTGGTTTGGCGGAATGTTAATCAGAACTCGGTTTGCCGCTAGCCCCGGCTCATACTTCATACTAGGATGGAGCCAGCTAGGTTCCCGACCCTCAATGACATCTATGAGGTTCTTCTGATGGGCAAAGGTCTGGCTGTGCAGGAATCGCTTACGGAACTCGACGAAGTCGATATCGTGGACATCCCCTGAGGCAAAGGACTTTTCTTTCAGTCCGAGCCTAGTACGATCAATCTTATCTGCAAATATCTTATCGGTGCGGCGGTAGTACTCATAGGTTTTCATTGACTTACCGGCCGAGCTGCAAGCGGCGTCAATGGTCATACCTTCTGCTACACAGCCAAGAATAATTCTCTTGGCTATATCTGCTGAATTCTCTGCCACGTATTCTCCTAATAGTAAACGGCCCGAAATGGGCTGACGAGGTGTCGTCTGCTAGGTGAATTTTTAATTCACCCGCCGGAATGTTTCCTTTATACTAGGTTGGAGAGTTTCCTAATACTGGGCTGATTATCTCAAAATATAAGATTCAATACTGGATAGACCTATCCCGCATTTAGTGGTACTGCTCGCTTCGCCCTAGGGGGCTACGCGAAGGGTTTCACCCGTAGCGTACTGGGTCGTAAACCGGACCCTTCCCCGCTTTACTCCCCTACTATATATAAGGCGCTAAAAAAGACGCCGTTTGCGTATTGTGCTATGTGAGTCGTATCACAATATATATAACCGCAGGTCAGAGGCTAGATCACAGCTTTAACTTTAGCAAATATTTTTTGTTGGGGAGTATATACCCTCTGCGCTTGCGAATTAAGCATATGGGGTCTGTCTCACTCCGTGAGACGGGGCAGGGCTAGGGCAGGGCTAGACGCAGGCGGGGCAGACCGTAGACAGATAGGCGGGAATTGTCTGCCCTGTTGTGTAAGGTGGGGCGGGCTAC